ATAATTAGATGTGTTTTCGTATATGTGAAGTGGTGAAGCGGGACTAGTAATTCCTATACCAACATTACCACTCGCATCAATAACTAATGAATCTGTGTTCTCCCAAATATCATCTGTGTCATTATATCTTAATACTTCACCTTCTGTAGGTGTTGTAATCTCTAAATCATGTAATTCGTTTAAATGATAACCTAAATCGTAAGCTCTAATAGCTATTGTACCGTTAGCATTTTTCTTTAATATAAAAGCACAAGGTATAACTTGATTTGGTGCTGAAGGCTGAACCTTAGTAAGTTCACCAGCATAAGTAGGTGAAGCGAATAGTATATCACCTTCTAGCCATGTTTCACCTATAGCAGTATCAAATCCAGCTCCAGTAGTATCTACGCCTTTTAATATACCTGTACTTAAAACATATCCAAATTCATTTATAGCTAAGTCTTGCTGACATATACCTAAGAATCTTCTTTCATCAATAGTGTTATTAGCTATATATTTTGATACTTCAATAGCACCAGAATTACCTACAGCTCCAGAAGCGTATACAGCATTACCTGCTACAAGTGCTTCGGCAGCTTTTACATAGAAGTGGACACCTTTAGCTAGTCCATCATCTACAGTCTTTACTTTAGATATTCTGGTTAGTTTTGACATTTAATTATGTTTTTATCTGACGTTTTTAAGTCTTTCGTTTTCCTTTTCTAGGAACTCTACCTTTACTTTTAGGCTGCTGACCTCAGATGTTAATTCTAAAACCTTATCTCTAAGTTCATCTTTTTCATCAGCTGATTTTGCTAATAAGTTTTCTAAATTTCTAACTCTATCTTTAAGGTCATCACGATATTGTACGCCGTCATTATTTTGCACGCTATCTTTACGCTCTTCAGCTTTTACTTTAAGTCTAGCTTCAAAGAACTTCCATACACCAGCAGAACCAGCAACAGTAGCTATAGTTATTATAATTTGAGTAAGGTTATCCATTTTTTATATCATTATGTAATTTTTCTAAAATCAATCTTCTCATACTTCCAAATGAAGCAAACATTAAAATAAACCATCCCCAATGTGTTGGGGTAGGTAAACCAATATGAGTTATATATGTTATTGTGGTAATAGTATATACAGCAAACGTAAACATAGATGCAACAACTCTGCATTTAATATTTAATCTACTAACACAATATAATTGAAAAAATCCTGAAAAAATAATAATGGCTCTAAAGATATATAATTCACCTAACTCAATTCCAATAGCAAAGTGAACAAGCAATAAATTACATAAAGCTAAAGTTATTTCAGTTGGCTGACTATCGCTATAAGTCCATATTTGTTTGAGTCGTTTAAGCATTTCTTTCTAATTTTTCTTTAACAACTCTAATGGTATTCCAAATAGCGAAGACTAATATAATAATCCAACCTGTATTACTTCCTTTTAATATTCCGCCCATATACATATTAGCACACGTTGATATAGCTATTAATGTAGCTACCTGTACTGCTATAAGTCTGTATCGTAAACAATTAGACCATAAAACAGCCCATAATTGAAAGACTCCAGAGAAAATGCCGAAAAACATTAATCCCCAATGAGCATCTTGAAAATCTACAAGTATAGCAAGTGGAAGGCATATTAAATGACAAAAGGCTATAAGAACTTCATTTGGCTCTGAATCTGAAAACCAAAATAATTCTTTAACCTTTTTTAAGCCTTTTTTACTGGTCATTACACTCAGTATTAGCTTACAGGTGTAGCTCTAGGTGCTAAATAAACAATGCAAGAACCACTGTTTAATTCAACGAAATCCCAAGTTCCAAAAATAGTAACTCCAGCAGGAAAAGTGTGAGATGTAGTAATAATTAAAGATTCGTCAGTTGCAGTTAAGTTTGTTACCGCACCGAAAGTATCTCCTGTTTCATCTTCACCATCAACTGTACTTATAGAGTTGGTAACTCCACCCATATTTTCTAGAGCTTGAAAAGTAGTTTCTTCTAAGAATGTAATTCCAGCAACATATCTATTAGCTGAGTTTCCATTTAAGTCAACTTTAGAGCCGTCTCCGTTTAAATATATAGAACCATATTGACCAAATGAAAATTCTTGGTATTTTGTTCCTGATAATGCCATGATATTATTTTTTTAAATTCGTACAAATATAATAAAATTATCTATAAACAATTTCTTTTCCTTCAAGAACTCTATAAAATCTACTAACTAAAAGCTTGCCTTTCTGCGATATAGCGAATCTTCGCTCTCTATTGTGGGTTTTATCTAGGTAAACAAAAACATAACCTAGCTTATTTAAACGTGGAATTTTTTTTGAAGCGAATCTATCTGAAGCTCTAAAGTTACCTATAACATAACTATAATTAAAATACTTCATATCGTAAACATGAAATAAAAACTCTATTTCATTGACTGAAAGACCGTAGGCATCTCTAAAATAATAAAGAACAGGTCTGTAGTTTTTTAGGTATCCAGGGTTAGGCATTTATTGAATTTAATTGTTTTGGCAAAGTTAACTATTTTATTGTATATTTGCTGATAATTAATTTCATTTAACATGGCTACTTTACAAGGTAAAAATATAAGTGCTACTTATCAGACTTTATTAAAGACATCTGCTAATACTGGTATTAACTCAACTGTAGGTAATATTGAAGATGGTCAAGGAACTACTTCATCATTATACTTGTCTACAGATGCAGCAGCTGTTGTCGGAAAGTTTGGTATAGGCACAACAATACCGAGTCAACAACTACATATAGTTACCACTTCTGCTCAACCCTTATTGGTTGAAGATGGAACAGGTAATGACCAATTTTATGTAGGTGATTCTGACTCAAACTTTAATGTTAAATTAGGTGATATTACTGGAGCTTCTTCAGGTAATGATACCGTACTATATGTAAAAGACTCATCAAGTAGTATTATAGCTACAACTACTAATTTAGGTATAAACAACGATACACCTTCTCATCAACTACATGTTGGTAATAATAGTGGTACAGCTAAATTTGCTTTAGGTTCAAGCACTACAGCTTTTGATGTAAATAACATACTTACTGTAGACACCACAAATGAAAGAGTAACTATAGATGGAGATTTCATTGTTACTAAATCATTTAGTGAGGCTCCAGAAAGATATACTTTAAAAGAGTCCTTTGAACAAAAACCAGGTCTTAACGCTAGTGTAGGGATAGCTTACAACAGAAACTTTGAGATTACAGGAACAAACGCATCTGATGATGATATTACTTGGAATGCTGGAGCTGTAGCAGGATTATTCATTCAAACAGACGGAGCTTCTGGTGATGATATAATTGTTCAGCCTCATACAGATGCTAATCAGTCAGCTTGGTACAACATCGGATGGAACACTAGTAAATCTTTGATTTATGAAGCTTACGTTCAATTTATAGATGTTACAGATATGGCTTTTATGTCTGGATTGAAAATTACTAACGCTTGGGATTACGGAACAGATGCTGACCAAGCTTACTTTTACTTCGCTACAGGAGATACTGTTGAAGGAGCTACCAATACATTGACAGACAATACTAAATTACACTTTATATATAGTGTAGCTGGTACTGATTATATAACTGACTTAGAGTTAGGTGTTTCAGCTAACGATAAGTTAAGACTAAAAATAGAAGTTGACGGAAGTAGACAAATTAGCATTTATGTTAATGAAGTTCAGTACGGACTAGCTACTACTTCTGTAGCTGGTGGTACAACTGCTGCTACATCAACGACTAAATCCGCAACTTTAACTGATGATGTTGAGCTTCTTCCATTCACTGGAATTAGTGCCTTGGCTGCTTCGGCTAAATCTTTTGGATTGATTTACAAGAAACTAAGTATGGTTATATAAACTATACTTTTTTATATTAATTAAATTAAATAAACAAAATGAAAACAGAAGACCTTATTAAAGAGGTTGGCACATCTGTAATAGATTTGCTAATCGAGAAAAACAGAGCCTACGGAGATAGTGCTACTAACCCATCAAACATATTCTCAAAAGGAAGTGCTATAGATAGTCTTTGTGCTAGAATAGATGACAAATTGATGAGAATTAAAAACAAAGGAATAAACGATAAAACAGAAGATACTGTAAATGATATTATCGGCTATCTTATTCTTTTGAAGGTAGCGATGATAAACGAATCTAATAAGAAGGTAGAAAATAACTATCAAGAACTTTACACTCATTTTGTATCTGACAATAAAAACAATACAACATGGAGTTATTAGAAGATATAAAGCCTATAATTAGAAAGATAACTATAGGCGACATGAAGGAAGGATTGACTTATGTTGTTGGTCAAACAATGATGAAAGGTCAATTAGAGGTTACAGCTATTATTCAAGACGAAGCAGCATGGTATAAACACCAACAAGTTGTTTATGACGTTTATGTAAAGCGTTTTGATGAAGATTATTCTAAGCCTTGGAAGAGATTTTTTTCTCAACCTACCTCAATAGAATTTGATATACAAGATAGAAACGAATATAATGTAATGTAAGATGAAATTAATTAAAGACATATTTTTAGTAAAATTACCAAAGTTAGTTGAAGACACCGTAACTGTAAATGGTGTCGAAATGTATTTAGACTCTAGTTATGACCCTATGAAGTTCGCTAGACAATACGGAGAGGTTGTTATAACTCCAGAAAAGTTAAGTAGTGAACACATGGATATTCAGGTTGGAGATAGAATTTATTTCCATCATTTCGTAGCTGACAATAAAAACAAAATGGTAGAAGATGAAGATGGTAACTACATACTTCAAGTTAAAGCAAATCAGATATATTGTGCTGTAAGAGAAGGAGAAATTATAATGCAGAATTTCTGGTGCTTTGTAGAGCAGAAGTTAGAATCAGAGGAGAATTATAAAACTGAATCTGGTATATTTTTGAAGTCTACTCCTGACATAGAAGAACTTAGAGGATACTTGAGATACGCAAATCAAGAGATTTTAGATTATGGAGCCAAGGTAGGTGATGAGGTTGTATTTACGGAAAACTCTGAATACAATATGAATATCGAAGGTAAGGAGCTCCTAAGAATGAGAAACATAGATATACTAGCTGTCATAGAGTAATGAGTATAGATGTAAACAAAAAACTAGAAGAGCTTATGCAAGCTGGTTTGGAGGCTTACGAAATACTTGTTGAAGAAATTAAAAGACCTCTAGACGAAGAGTTACAAGATGATAAAAGACGTAACGCTATGAAGGCTAAGAAGGAATGTTTTCTTGACGCTAAAGAGATATTATCTTCCATTAAAAAGATTGAAAGTCAAATTAATGGAGAAGAAGAATCTGATGAGGTTGAAGAAGAGAAAGCATTTTCAGCTGGTTTCGTAGAAAAGTTCGCTAAAAAATAATGCCTGAATTTGAAGAAATATCTGGAATAAAGATTGAGCTTCCTGAGAAGCCAAGTAAGAAGGATATATTGTTTTCTGACTTACCTAAGAAAAAGCAGAAATGGTCTAGAACGGTTATGCCTTCTGGATTATATCCTGAAACGGCTTCAAAGTACGCTGACTTTATTAATCAAGAGTTTGATAGGAGAGCCAACGGTGTTTGGTTCATGAATAATGGTGTTCCTACATATATAACTGGAGAGCACTATTATTATTTAAACTGGTGTAAACTAGATATAGGTTATCCTGAATATAGAGATAGAGATAGAAGATTCTATATGTTCTGGGATTACTGCATAAAAGACCCTAATTGTTTCGGAATGGTTATGGTTAAGCATAGACGTGAAGGAGCTTCTTATAAGGGAGCAGCTATGTTGTTGTATGAAGTTACAGCTAATTATAACGCTCATGGTGGTATTATTAGTAAAACTGGAGCCGATGCTAAATCATTGTTTACTGATAAGATGGTTTACATGTTTAGAAATCTACCATTCTTCTTTCAACCTATTATTGATGGTTCTGATAACCCTAAGTCTACTTTAAGTTTTAATCAGCCAGGACAAAAGATTAGTAAGAATTTTAAGACTGTTACTAAGTCTGAGGCTCTTAACTCTAAGATTGACTGGAGAAATACTAAGGAAAACTCTTATGACTCCGTAAAGCTTGTTAGATATTTGTGTGATGAGGCAGGTAAATGGGTTGACGCTAACGTAGAAAAGAACTGGGAAGTTGTACGCTCTTGTTTAACACTAGGAGATAAGATTATCGGTAAATGTTTTATGCCTTCTACTGTAAACGAATTATCTAAGTCTGGTGGAGAAAACTTTAAAAACCTATGGTATGATAGCGACCCAGAAGATTTAGATGCTAACGGAAGAACTCGTTCAGGTCTTTATCAATATTTTACTCCAGCATACGATGGATATGAAGGTTTTATTGATGAGTATGGAATGTCAGTTGTAGAGACTCCAAATGATGAGCAATCTAAGTTTACTGGCAAAACAATAGGTGCTAAGGAGTTTTTAGAAAATATTAGAAAGTCATATAAGAACAATACATCAAAGCTTTCGGAAGAAAAGAGACAAAGACCATTTAGTATTGATGAAGCTTTTAGAAGTGATGTAAACAATAGTATATTTGATGTTGAAAGGATTTATCAACAAATAGATTATAATAACGCATCAAATTCTGTTACTGTTTATGGAGATTTTGTTTGGAAAGGAGGAGTAGAAGACTCAGAAGTTATATGGCAGCCAAGAAAAAATGGTAAGTTTCATATAGCTTGGATACCACCAGAAGAAAGAAGAAATAAAAAGGATGACAGAAGTGGTAGATTATATCCAGGTAATCATGTTGAGCTAGTTGCTGGTTGTGACCCTTATGACCATGACACTACAACTGATGGTAGAAGGTCTAATGCAGCTGCTTATGTATATAAAAAATTCTCAATGATGGATGACTTTTCCAATGTTTTTGTGTGCGAATATATACACAGACCACCAAAAGCTGAGATTTTTTACGAAGATATGATAAAAATGTGTTATTTTTACGGCTGCCAAATACTTGTCGAGAATAACAAGGTTGGGATTATAAAGTATTTTGAAAGAAGAGGTTATAATAATTACCTAATGGATAGACCAGAATCTACTCATACTTCATCAAGTAGAGCTCAGAAGACTAAGGGTATTCCTAGTACTGGAGCCTCTGTTATAGCTGCACAAGCTGAAGCTGTTTCATCATACATATATGACCACGTTGGAGTAAATGATGAGACTGGTGATATGGGAATATGTTATTTTAATAGGCTCCTAGAAGATTGGAGTCAGTTTGAGATAGATAACAGAACCAAATATGATGCCACTGTAGCTTCCAGTATAGCTTTACTTGGAGCTCAGAAGTTTGTAAAACCAAAAAAAGAACAAACATTCAATATGGATAAGTTTGTTAAAAGATATAAAAATACTGGATTAATATCTAAAAGAATATGAAAATCAATTTTGAAACAATAGGAGGTTATCCTACACCTTTTGTAAGTAATGAAGAAAAAGCTTCAAATGACTACGGTCTTCAATACTTCAAAACAATGTATAGAGATTATCAAAAGAGTGGTGAATCTAGCTATACTGCTAAAAGAAGAAGAATGGAGACTGCTAGAAAATATTCAGAGGGCATTCAAGATGTATCAAAATATAAAGACCTTTTAGATGTAGAAGGTGATACTTCATTTATGAACATTGATTGGACTCCAGTAAGTATTATTCCAAAGTTCGTTGATGTTATCGTTGGTGATTTATCTAATCAAGAGTTAGAGATAAAAGCTAGAGCGGTAGACAATGCTTCAGAGCAGATAAGAATTACAGAGAAAAATAACTTAATGCTTAAAATGCTTAACAAGGA